TTTGCCTCTGTTTATCCTACTATTTCTTCTGGACAGAGCACAAAAGTAATTATTGTTTCTACCCCTCGTGGTATGAATCACTTCTACCGCATGTGGCATGATGCGGAGAGGGGAAAGAATGAATATATTCCTACTGATGTTCATTGGTCCGAAGTTCCTGGTCGTGATGATGCATGGAAAGAACAAACCATCGCCAACACTTCAGAACAACAGTTCAAGGTTGAGTTTGAGTGTGAATTTTTAGGATCGGTCAATACACTCATCAATCCAGCAAAACTTAGAAATCTTGTATATGAGAGTCCAATACAAAGAAATGCTGGATTGGACATTTACGAACGACCAAAAGAAGAACATAATTACTTGATTACTGTTGACGTTGCTCGTGGATTGGGGAATGACTACTCGGCATTTATTGTTTTTGATATTACAGAGTTTCCTTATAAAGTAGTTGCAAAATACAGAAACAACGAAATCAAACCAATGTTGTTTCCAAGTGTCATTCTTGATGTTGCCAAGGCATACAATGATTCGTGGTTATTAATTGAAGTTAATGATATTGGCGATCAAGTCGCAAATATTCTTCATTTTGATTTGGAATATGAAAATGTCCTCATGTGTGCTATGCGTGGACGTGCTGGTCAGATTGTAGGATCTGGGTTTAGTGGCAAGAAATCTCAACTTGGTGTGAGAATGACTGCCGCTGTTAAAAAATTAGGGTGCTCTAACCTAAAAACACTTTTAGAAGATGATAAGTTACTTACAGTTGATTATGAGATTATATCAGAACTAACAACATTTGCTCAACGTCACAATTCTTTTGAGGCGGAAGAAGGATGTAACGATGACCTAGCAATGTGTCTTGTTATTTTCTCTTGGTTGGTAGCACAAGACTACTTCAAGGAGATGACAGATAATGATGTTCGTAAAAGAATTTATGAAGAACAAAAGAATCAAATAGAACAAGATATGGCACCATTTGGATTTATCTTAAATGGAATAGATGATGAAAATGAATTTGTAGATAAAGATGGTGACAGATGGTATGCCGATGAGTATGGAGATATGTCTTACATGTGGGACTATAAGTAATGGATTTTGACGATCAAATAGAACTAGAACACTTATTGTTCTTTGATCGCAAATGTAGAGTGTGTGGGAAAGTTAAAAGTTTATTAGACGATTACTATTTGACAAGAAGGGACAGAGGAACCCTACCTTCTGCATATTCTTATGAATGTAAAGAGTGTACAATAAAAAGAATAAAATCTAAAAAAAGAAAAGAAGTGTTGTGGGAATATCCTGATTGGTAGATATTCACGCACGGTTTCCCCGCTGAAAATACCCCTTTTCCTAAATATTTTTAGATAAATTTGGATTGCGAGGAAAAACAAGATGCCATTAAATTTAGCATCTCCTGGTATTGTAGTAAGGGAAGTAGACCTTACGGTAGGAAGAGTTGATCCAACTTCTGCGAGTATTGGAGCTATTGCGGCACCTTTTGCTCAAGGTCCAGTAGATCTTCCTACATTAGTTGAGAACGAACAAGACTTACTAAACGTATTTGGTAAACCATATTCTCAGGACAAGCACTACGAGCACTGGTTAACGGCATCGTCGTTCCTGGCATATGGTGGTTCTCTGAGAGTTGTAAGAGCTGATAGCAGCAATCTTTACAACGCAGCATCTTATGTTGGTGCTGCTTCTAGTACAAAAATTAAAAGTGTTGAGCACTACGAACAACTTGGATACGACGAGAACACCATCAGCGGTGTTGTAGTTGCCGCAAAAAACCCAGGATCTTGGGCAAACGGTCTGAGAGTTGGCATCATTGATGCTAAGGCAGATCAAATTCTTACTCTCTCTGCTGCAAATAGTATTGCAGTAGGTTACGGTGTAACTCAGGCAATTTCTGCAGTTCTTCCTGGAGCAGGAACAACTACAGTCCTTGATGGACACCTGAAAGGAGTTGTAACAGAAGTTGACGGCGTTAATGCATACGTTAAAGTTCTTTCACACATCTCTGCTAGCGGAACAGAAACCGAAGTTGACTATCAACCATCTGGTGTTTATGCATTTTCTGGTTCTGGATCAGTTGCTATCCACACCAATGGTCAAGCATCATCTTATGCATCTACATCAGTAACTGCACAAGTAGATTGGTTTGATCAACAAAATCTTTCACTGACTTCTACTTCAACGGTTAAGTGGAATACTCTGGCAGATCGTCCAGGAACTTCCGAATATGCTGCTGCAAGAGGATCTAGATTTGATGAAGTTCACGTTGTAGTTATTGATGGTCAAGGAAAGGTTACTGGAAACGCAGGAACAATCCTTGAGAAGCATCTCAGTCTTTCTAAGGCAAAAGACGCAGATTTCTCGGTAGGGTCACCTTCTTATTGGAGAGGTTATCTTAAGAGTAATTCGGAATATGTTTTTGGTGGAGCACAACCAGCAGGTATTGTAACCACTGGATATAGCGCAAACTTTGATCTTGAAACTGATGTAAATTGGGATCAAGATGCTGAGGGTATTACATTTGCTGCAAGGGGCAATTTGAATGCCGAGTTGACGACTGGAACCAACTACGATTTAGGAACAAATATTGAAAATGCAGGAGCACTTACTGGATCTTTGAGCGGTCTTGTTACTGGATACGGACTGTTTGAGAATACTGAAAACTATGAGGTAGATTTCCTTCTGATGGGATCTGCAGCATACGGCAAGTCAGATGCTCAGGCACTTGCAAACAAACTGATCGCGGTTGCGGAAGCAAGAAAGGATGCACTCGCATTCATCTCACCATATAGAGGTGCTGCAATCACTGACAGTTCTGATGACACTGCTGCTCAAATCAACTCAGATTCTGATATCACCGATAATGTTCTGAGTTTCTATGCACCCGTCACATCTTCGTCTTATGCCGTATTTGATAGTGGTTATAAGTACATGTATGACAGATTTGCAAACACATTCCGCTATGTTCCTCTGAACGGAGACATTGCTGGAACCTGTGCTCGCAACGACATCAACCAATTCCCATGGTTCTCACCAGCAGGAACTGCAAGAGGCGCAATTCTCAACGCTGTAAAACTTGCTTATAATCCTTCTAAGACCCAAAGAGACAGACTTTACTCTGCAAGAGTAAATCCAGTCATCTTCTCACCTGGTGCTGGAATTGTTCTCTTCGGAGATAAGACTGGACTTGCTAAGGCATCGGCATTTGATAGAATCAACGTTCGTCGTTTGTTTGTATACCTTGAGGATGCAATCTCTGCTGCTGCCAAGGATCAACTCTTTGAATTCAACGATGAAATCACGAGAACTAATTTCGTGAACATTGTTGAACCATTCCTCCGTGATGTTCAGGCTAAGAGAGGAATTTCAGATTATGTTGTTATTTGTGATGAAACAAATAACACTGCTGCCGTCATCGACAACAGTGAGTTTGTCGCAGACATCTTCATCAAACCTGCAAGGTCGATTAACTTCATCGGTCTTACATTTGTTGCCACCAGAACTGGTGTTGCTTTTGAAGAAGTAATTGGTAACGTTTAATTAAATTAGAGGTTTAACGAACTATGGCAACCCGTCAACAACAAAACAACATTCCACTCAGAAAAATCACTGATTTTAAGAGTAAGTTAACTGGTGGTGGTGCAAGACCCAATCTCTTTGAAGTTGAGTTAGCATTCCCAGGTGCCGTTGGTGTCGATAATGACACTCTCCAAAAGGCAAGATTCCTTGTCAAGGCAGCGGCACTGCCAGCATCAACAGTTGCTCCGATCGATGTTCCATTCAGAGGTCGTGTTCTCAAGATCGCTGGTGACAGAACATTCGAAACCTGGACAATCACTGTTATCAACGATGTTGATTTCTCCATTCGCTCGGCATTCGAGAAGTGGATGAATACAATCAACAAGATGAATGATGGCACTGGATTGACTGATCCAGAAGCATATCAGGCAGATGCTTATGTCTATCAACTTGCGCGTGATGGAGGAATCCTGAGATCATATCATTTCTATGATGTGTTCCCAACCAATATTTCTACTATTGACCTGAGTTATGAGACAACCGACACCATTGAAGAGTTCACTGTAGAACTTCAGGTTCAGTGGTGGGAAGCATCGAGAGGAACATCTCCTAATGCTGGTGGCGAAGACATTAACTAAATAGTAGAATAACAGTCTAGTCAAGATTATAATGGCAAAACTTTTTGGTTTTTCAATTGAGGATAAAGATAAAAAATCCGCTTCTATAGTGTCCCCCGTTCCTCAAACAAATGAGGACGGGGTTGATCATTATATTTCTAGTGGATTTTATGGTCAATATGTAGATATTGAAGGTGTATATAGAACTGAATATGATTTAATTAGAAGATATCGTGAGATGGCACTTCATCCAGAATGTGATGGTGCCATTGAAGATGTTGTTAATGAGGCAATCGTTAGTGATCTTTATGATTCACCAATCGAAATTGAATTATCCAATCTGAATGCAACCGATAAGTTAAAGAAAGCAATCAGAGAAGAATTCAAAAGAATTAAAGAAATACTTGATTTTGATAGAAAATCGCACGAAATTTTTAGAAATTGGTATGTTGATGGAAGACTTTATTACTTAAAAGTAATCGATATTAAAAAACCACAAGAAGGAATTAAGGAACTTAGATATATTGATCCATTAAAAATTAAATATATCAGACAAGAAAAGAAGAAAGAGGGAGAACAGAGATTAGCAAATCTTAGACTTACGTCAGAAGAAAAGGTAGCAAATCCAGAGATTGAAGAATATTTCATGTATTCTCCAACTCCAAACTATCCCATAATGGCAGGTGCTCAGAAAAAGAACACCATTAAGATTGCAAAAGATTCTATCACATATGTAACTTCTGGTCTTGTTGATAGAAACAAGGGATCAGTTCTTTCATATCTCCATAAAGCAATTAAGGCACTCAATCAATTGAGAATGATTGAGGACTCTTTGGTTATTTACAGATTGTCTCGCGCACCAGAGCGTCGTATTTTCTATATTGACGTTGGCAATCTTCCTAAGGTAAAGGCAGAACAATATCTTCGTGATGTTATGATGCGTTATCGTAACAAGTTGGTTTATGACGCCAACACCGGAGAAGTTCGTGATGATAAAAAGCATATGAGCATGTTAGAAGATTTCTGGCTCCCAAGAAGAGAAGGTGGTAGAGGAACTGAAATCTCCACACTTCCTGGTGGACAAAATCTTGGAGAACTTGCCGACATTGAGTATTTCCAAAAGAAACTTTATAGAGCACTTGGAGTTCCAGAATCTAGAATTGCTGCCGATGGTGGTTTCAATCTTGGTCGTTCTTCTGAGATTTTGAGGGACGAACTCAAGTTTGCCAAGTTTGTTGGACGTTTGAGAAAGAGATTTGCTCAAATGTTCAACGACATGTTGAAAACGCAATTGATTCTCAAGAACATTGTGTCTCCAGAAGATTGGGATACAATTGCCGATCACATTCAATACGATTTCTTGTATGATAATCAGTTTGCAGAATTAAAAGAAACTGAAATGCTCAATGAGCGTCTTGGTGTTCTTGCAACGATTGAACCTTACATTGGTAAGTATTATTCTACCGAATGGGTTCGTAAGAAAGTTCTCCGCCAAACTGATTCTGAAATGATCGAAATGGATGAGCAGATTGAACAAGAAATCAAAGATGGTATTATTCCAGATCCAAATTCTGTAGATCCCATTACAGGAGAACCACTTCCGACTGATGGTGGAATGATGGGTGATGTTCCAATGGAACCAGATTTGGAAGCACAAGGAGAAATTACTCAGGTCAAAGAACCAAAAGGTGGCGAGATATAAATAAAAAATATAGTTATAATCACTTTTCATGGAAGAAATTGTAAATTTGATAGGATCGGATGCTTCCGCTTCGGATATTAGCGACAAGATCAAAGATGCTCTTTATGCAAAATCTGCACAAAGAATTGATGCTGTTCGCCCAACAGTTGGTGCATCCTTATTCGGTGACGATCAATCATCAGAGGAACAAGAATAATGTCTAGGACTTTATTAGTTGGAATTGGTACTGAGGTTGAACTTGATTCGGCATCAACTTTAGATAATGCAACTGTTATTAGGGTGTGGAATAGCCATGCTTCTAATACATACACTGTTAGCATTGCCAAAACTAGCAGTGGTGGGTTTATTAGCACTGCCACAGTGTCGATGCCAGCAGGAAGAATTGAGTTCTTTGAAAAAGGACCCAACGATCAAATTTCTGCATCAAACTCAGCAGTAAAAGGATTTAAAGTAGGATTTACTGGATAAACAAATGAAACTTATCACAGAAGAAATTTCAAACGTACAGATTATCACCGAAGGAAAAGGTGCTAATAAGAAACTGTACATTGAGGGAGTTTTCCTTCAGGGAGACATCAAAAACCGTAACGGTAGAATGTATCCTATGGAAACTCTTTCCCGTGAGGTAAAAAGATATAACGAAACTTTTGTTCAGAAGGGTCGTGCTCTTGGAGAACTCGGTCATCCCGATGGACCTACCGTTAATCTTGATCGCGTTTCTCACAAAATTACTTCTCTCGTTCAAGAAGGAAGTAATTTTAAGGGTAAGGCACAAATTCTCAATACTCCTATGGGTAAGATTGCATCTTCACTTCTCGATGAAGGTGTAATGCTTGGTGTTTCTTCTCGTGGTGTTGGTTCATTGAGAACCACAAATGAAGGTCACAAAGTTGTCGGTGAAGACTTCATGTTAGCAACTGCTGCTGATATCGTTGCCGATCCTTCTGCGCCTGATGCTTTTGTTCAGGGAATTATGGAAGGAAAAGAGTGGGTTTGGGAAGGAGGAATTCTTCGTGAACAACTCGCAGAAAGAACCCAGAAGAGAATTAACACTCTTGTTGACCAAAGAAGACTTGAAGAGCATAAGTTGAACCTTTTCAACGATTTTCTCTCAAATCTTTAATTTATAAATAAATATAGATTAATACAAAAATATCTAATC